CCAAACATTGCGCATATCTCTTCCCGATAAAAACGCAATTGCTCCAAGAACTGTCCAGATTCGTGAGTGTCCATAAGTCTTTGCAATTGAAACCCATTAGGAACATTGATAGTGAGTAACCCAAACGGATTGGAAGCGTTCTCTAACTGCTTCTGAATAGAAGCAATTAATAAGTCCATTTCTTCCTCTTCGAGATCACCAGCATTAACAAGAGTCTTTGGAATATTACCAGCATATAATTCACCGATATATCCAATTAAATTAATCTGACCAGCAAGAATATTTAACAAAGATAACAAAGGGGATTGTCCATACGCGCGACCCTTTTTAAATCGTGAGACTCTAATAATTTTATCAGAATGAAAATTGACCACATTAGATCCAACTTTTTGTTTGTATGACATCGCAAGACTGGTTGTATCTAATTGACCAGTTTTTTTATTCGCAATGATAAACATATCCGCTGAATCAATATGCCAAATGGCAATAAGATCCCCACCAAAGTATGATTTATTTCCATCTTCGATATAGTCATCACCCGTTCCTGATTTTTCCCAAAATGCATCAGATTGGAGAAGCAAATCGTAAACGAAATTTTCTAACCACTCTTCAGATACATCATCTGGATTTGGTTTAGAGAAAAATTGAATTAATTTTTGGTGTTGTTCTTCTGACGGTTCTTTCATTTCATTTGTTGGGACAAATCTATAACCAGCATTAGAAATATCTAATGTCATGTGTCTCAAGATCGCGTCCACTGTTTGTGATCCATTCGCAATGTCTCGGAGTAGTTGTCTCGAAACTTCTGGTGAGATTGCCTCACCTTGTTGCCAGTAATCGCTTCCATAATCTGCGAGTGAATAAACATCTTTTGATGTAATGTTTCTTAGAGTGACTCTATGAGTGGCTTCCGTCATGTAACCTATCATAAAGTCTTGGTTTAGGTAATTATAATTATTTTGTGAATATTAACACAAGATAAAAATTATTAAATTTCGTAGAACCTAATTTAAAATCTGATAATATTCAGGATTTGTGTGTGTCACAACGAAATTTATTTATAGTTGTAAAATCATTAAGTTAGATGAAACAAATTTGGTGTGACGCTGGGGATCATTATGTCAATTCAGACAAAATAGAAATCTCCAAAGATTCAACTGATTACTGACACAGTCTTAACATCTGTGAAGATTGTTTAATACCTTGAGTCGATCTTATGGCGACAATAGAAGAAATGAAAACGGCCTTGGTAAATTGGTATAATAAGAGAGCCGACAATGGACTTATACCAATATATGAAGCGAGAAATAATATTGTGGATATCGATCTCATAGATGAAGATTATCTAAAATATTATTATTTTTATGCAACAAGAACCGGAACAGTTATTGCGACATCATACGAGACTGGAAGATGTTGTAAAGAGGACATTTTGTGTAAGCATAGGTTTGAATGGTACGGATGTGCTGGTTGTTCTGTAAAGATCAAATACGACGAACTACATCCGAAAAATGAACTCGAAGGAATTGTAAGAAAGGGGAGAAAATAAATGACAAGAAAATCACCAGAGCGCGTAGTGGTCGAAGAGTTATTGGAACACAATGAGCATGTTAATGTTGTTGATGTTTGTGATAAACTATTTGGTTATGACCGCATAAAGATATCTAAACTCGTTTACGAAGTGAAAAATAGAGTACAGTATAAGAGCATATATAATTAAACACTCTTCACATAAACGCCACGTTTACGTTGTCTTATCAACCCTATAAAACAATAAACAATAGTGTGAAAGAAATGATCCGGGCCTGATCGCCCATACATGGTATATTGCTCTCGTGATCGTTTCTTTTCATACTCCTTTTTTTCAAATTTATCTTCTGCATTGCTTGTAACATTTGTGTAGTTCGTGAACGTCGTTTCGGCCATATCCCTTGTACCGCCATCGACAGCGTAGGGTATTGTTATCTTCTTTTTTTGAAACGCTTCCATCACGACCTCCATCGCGATGGAACGGAATACATTATACCGATATATCGGTATCTTTTGTTTGCCAACTTTTTCGAATTCCTCATACTTCATCCAATTTGTAACATCCGTTGTTCCGTAACGACATCCACGGACTCGATCTCCAAATTGAACTTGTAAATCTTTGATAAAAATTTGACCAGTATAACCCCAATCAATTACAAAGATTGAACAATTGAAACGCTTGATAACATTCGCGACATGTTCTTCCTCATCCTGAGTTGTTTTATATCGCGTTGTGTCAACGACTTCTTGATGTAATATGACTTTATCTTTTGACATTATCGTTATTGTATGTTGCTTCCCTGTGTCCATACCGCCTACATTACCAGCACTCTCATCACGAAATTTATATTTCAATTTTTTATCACAACAAGCGAGAATTTCGGCAATTGTTACAGGTCTACTCCCACCAGAATATGGTAGTCCTAAAACCTCATTAAAAAATAATCTTTCGCTTTCGTAATATTCTTTTTTGAGCATGATCTCATTCGCAGTTATTACTGGATGCATTAACTGGTGGATATGATAACCCACAAATTGTGATTTATCTTCGTTAGTCGCTTTCCATTGACCCGCACCAATATCAAGTTCTTTTTTACACCGTGCACACCCTTTATAATAATCTCCTTCTTTTCCTTGTATCGTAGATTCGAATTCTAAAAACTGCCTATGACCACAATGAATACAGGTGACTTCCCATTCCCTCATATCAGATTTTTGAAACGTTTTATGAAAGTCGTCCCCTTCATCACGAGCGGTTCCAGAGATTACAATCCATTTGTATTTAGATAATGTGACAATTTCCATAATCTTTGGAAGAGTCCCAGGAACGAAATCTTGAAACTCATCACAAGCAACACCATCTCCCTCTTGCCCAAGCAAACTGGCGGCATCTCCCCAAGCGGAATATAAATACAAGTGATTGAACCACTTACCGTCAGGATCAGCGGTAAACATCTTGTGAGAGACACTGGTAGGACGCCTAAGTTTAGCATCAATAATTCCGTTCTTGGATGTTGTCACTGCCTCAGTGAATCTTTTAACTGAGAAATCGGAAATCTGCTGTCCCCTGGGCGCTGTGTAAGTGAATGTAAAATAATCCAAAAGCATCTCAGGAATTAACATCAAATTGATTATAGTTTCGGTCTTCTCAACTTTACGAGAACAATATAACACCACTATTGTCGGTTTACGATCTTCACGAGGTATTAAAGAAAATTGATGATAGATATCTCTGAGATATCCGCGCTCATCTAAAGAGAAATTATCTCCCTTGATCGTTCTAACCTGTTCGATAAAAACATCAGTATTCTCATATAGAAAACTGGCTTCATCGGATGTTAAATGTTCTTTCTCGGTCATCGATATAACCTATCATTCGTTGATGTATTTGCTTTACCAATTGTCACTGAATATCCGCAGGCGTTACAGACTTTCGCGGTATTTGTTATGATCAATCGGCAATTACATTTTGGGCATTTTTCAATCATTGTTTAGGCCTCACAAATTCATTTGGAGGATCAAGATCCACAATTATAGAATCTTTGCTCAATTCAATACTTCTAACCAAAAGACCAATTCGCTTGAACATTAATTCAAGTTGATCTTTTGAGACTGTAAGAGTGTATTTAATTCCATCTTTTGTAATTTTGACACTCGATGCAAGAGAAACACCTTGAGAATTTATTATATTTTTAAAATCTTCGGCATCGTAAATTTGTTTCATAGATTATTGAATTGAGTTAATAGTATAAAAATATTAATAGAGTTAAAACAATCTTGATATTATGACGGATGTTAATGTTGACATAGATACCATGACGATTAAATGTTCCAACTGTGGTCACGATCTCGAAGTGGATCCGACAATAGATTTCCCACTTTCTGTGAACTGCTGTGAAAATCCAAATTACGAAATTTCCGATATACAATTATCGACACTTTAAAATACGATTAAAATAATACTTGTCATGCTGTTTACTCCTGCTTTGGCATAACTTGTTTGTTTGTTTCGTCATTCCAAAAAAAGAGGGCGGGAAATTCCCGCCCGACGTTTACTTAATTATTTCCAAAGATACAAATCTGTTTCTTGTGCTTCTGGTTCTTTTTGTTCTGCTTGTGGGTTGTATTCTGTTATGTCGTGTTCTGTTGTGCCAGGATCGGTTGTGATCGTGGAGAGATCGTTTCCCAAGATCGAGAGAACTTGCCCCCAATACTTCTTTACTTTCTTTCTTGCCATTTCGATCTGCTTTGTGGATAGATATCCTTTTTGAAGATATTGCGCAGAGAAAGAGGACAAAATTTCTCCGTCTGTTCCATTGAATCCCATGCCGTTATCTTCTATTGTATCTTGATTGACTTGCTCTTCGTATGTCTGACGCTCGTATATCATCAGTAAGACATTTACCACAGCATTGTCGTTAACTTCTATGACGCTTTGTAAAATGCGCTTAAAGTCTTTCTTTGAAACGCTCATTGTCTTCCCTCAATTGGGTAATGTTTGGCAGGTTTGAGTCCCCGTACCGTGATCGATTTGCAATAGTCACATGTTGCCTTGAATCCTTCTTGTTTGAAAAAACAAGTTTCACATTCTTTAAAGTTCAATTTACCACTTCTCCAAATAATTTCATTTGTCTTCCATCGTCGCTTATATCGAATGATAAAAACGATCTCGCTTTTAAGTCAACGTAAGTTATAATATGATTATCAGTTTTGTAAACTTCGCATGTGTCATTCGAGTCCACAAAGATCGAAGTTGTTTTGATTCTGTTGTATGCCCATTCAAAATCGGACATAAAATCACATATATTGAACGAGGATGTGAGTTACTGATGTGTCATCAGGCCCAAGAACATCTTT